CAACGCAAAATACCCCAGTACGGAACAACAAAGATATTTTGCTGGAGACCATGGGTACTGCTTACAAGTGGCACATGGTTCAGTTCCGATGCCCCAGATACAATTAAATACACCGAGCGGATATAATGTTTCTGGTAATGTAACGGATTTATATGGGCAGAACTTTAATTATAGGGGGTCCGTCACACCTCAACCAAATCTCACAAGTTCCTTTGCAGACGGATGGAACATAGGAAACGCAATAGCCGACTCTAACACAAGGGGAGACATTTACGAGGGCTGTTTAATACGGCTAGGATGGATCAGAATCCCTTGTAAGACTTGTATTCCAATACAAGCAGCATTATCACAAGCACCTCAACAAGCTATAGATATTGCACAAAAACTTATATCAGCTGGATTTGACGAGAGGATTCCAACGGCCAACGGGGATTCCTATTTTCTCTTTAACAAAACATCTGTTAAGAGGGAAGGTGACTCCATAATCGTTGATGTAGCAATGATTAATCTGAAAGATATTGCATATTCAGAAGGAGGCAAGACGTACACCCCTCTTTATATTATATATGAGTACCAAATAAATAAGTCACTTGGTTACTATAAGATTTCAAAAATGTCATTCTACAATAAATCATCTAATATATTACATGAGAAACAATATCAACCTGGAGCAATGCCTACTACTTTCTTCGGGAAAAAATCTGTTGTAGATATAATTTTGGAAAGAATATAGCGATCCCTTGTGAAATTGTTTACACTGGCCAATAACAATATTATCTCACCCTCCATGAACCTCTTGCAGTCGGTAAGTTCTTACGCCAATCGGACCCACTCTTTGCTTTGGCCTTCGGTGTCTGTATCGAGGCGTATACAACCGCGTCTCCATCGTCCGGCGATCTGGCGATACGGCTTATAATATCCTCCTTTGCTTCCACCTGTATGCCCTGTGGAGTCATTTTCCACCGAGGGGCGCACAAGTCCGCCTTTAACTTCGGGTCAGGAGGTAGAGCAAGGTTCTCACCCTTCTCTGGTTCAAGCATCTCCCTGAATCTCCAATACAGATATGCCCTCATATTCCTGAACTTTAGCCGTCCTGTTTTGTCGGTTGAGCCTTCTGGTGCTTTCTCTGCGCCGTTAACCGCTATAACCTGGATGCCGTTTTCCTCAAGATGATCGTACACCGAACCACCAACGCCGATGATATCAACGTGTATCGGAACCCGGTCGCGCATAACTGAGACAATCAGAGACGCTGTGCTCTGTCCGTTTGGTGTCTCCATGCCGGGGAACCGATGCAACGGAGCATACCAATTACCATAACGTGGAGCTATCACAGTGTTGTCTCTGCCGCCCCTTGCCACGTCACAGCCCAGTGAATCCATTTGACCCTGCTTACCGGCCTCAGACCATCTCTCCATTGCTTCATCTACCCACGCGGTCGGAATCAGCTGCCAAATATCGTCTTGACGCCCTGCCCGGAAGTCACCCTTGAGCATTTGCGAGCGCAACGGTTCCGGAAGGGCTTGCAGAGTCGATTTGTAACCAGTGGATAACAGAAAAGGATTGTCGTCGATGCTGGAAGGGATGAACGTGCGGGACTTCGGAGTGATTGTCTCGCCGTCATGCTGGAACGATTTGCCGTCTGGTACAGGCGTATCTTTGCCATCAATTACAGCATACCACCTCAACTCACCGGGCCGCGCTGGGTCAGGGTGTTTCGGGTCAAGCCACGGTCCAAAGAACTGTATTACCCATTCGCCGTTTGAGTCAGTAGGCGGGTTGCCAGCACACACAACTCTCTGCCGCTGTCCCTGTTTGGTTGATCGCGTCCAGCCACATAAGAACCGAAACTGCGACTCCATGAAGTGACATATCTCATCAAAGGCTTTTAGGTCGTGCGGTCGCCCCTGATAGGCTTGCTCGTCGCCAACATTGTTGCATGAGCCGAACTCAATTTGGCGATCTGGATGCCGCCATACGTTTTTTTGAGAGTTGAAGCCGTCTCTTGAATTGATGATCTCATCAAAAAGCCTGTCTTGGAGCCCCAAGAGTTGCGTTGATTGTCTCCGGAAGATGATAGATCGATGATGCTGAGTCGCCGCAAGCCCAAGTATAAGGTCTGTCTTACCACCGCCTGCCTGACCGCCATAAAAGAGAATATCGGCCTGTGACTCTGCTGCTTCGGTTTGTGGGCCGGGGAGAGGCACCCATAGCGGGGTTTCTTTGAACAAGATTTCATCCACCTCAGCCTTCTCTTCTACAGTCAGAAAATCAAGTACATTGGCAAGCTCACTAAGCTGTTTTGTTGATAGTGCCATTGGTTGCTCCCCTTTTCTGCGCCACAGCTATCAGTGTGGCCAATCTGTTTGCTCGTTCCAGTCGGGTCAATTCACAAGCAGGAATTAGATCCTTGCCGTCTTTGCCCGTTAGCTCATGCTTGTCAACGTAAAGACCGGACACCTTACCTCTGCTTACCTCGGCGCTAATTGCGGCGCTATACTGGCCTTCTCCGACTGCTGCATCTCGTAAAGCCTTGAGGTCATTGAGATGGCCTTCAAGTGTGACCTGTGCTCTTTCAACTGCTGGTTTCCGTAACTCAGCGAGCCTTAGTGCAATCTTAGTGTTTTCAGTAAGCCGGAATGCATTGATGTTTACGACTTCCGGCTTCATCTTCGCAGCGTTATAGGAGCGGCGATAAGCCTCAGACGCATTGCCTGTTTCCATGAACGCTAGACAGAAAGACTCCTGTTTTGGTGTGAGTTTGTTTTTCATGTATGAGATTCCTCCCTTTTCGGCGTTATTGCCGTTTCCCTTATCTCCCTGATTCCCTTCAACAGGTACGCCGTGAATGCTGCAGGTATCTTCTGCCTTGGTGGTCTGTATTTCGGTTTCATGCGTTCCCCTCCCTATCTGTGAAAATGGCATAACGATTCTGGACAACAGTTCATTTCCATTTGCCAGCGCCGTGATGTGTTCTTCAAGCAAGTTGTACTTTTCAAGGAGTCTGTCACAGTTTTCAATTGATCTTTGCGTTGCCGCCTGTGCATCTTGGAGCATTTTAGTCTGTAGCTCCGAAAGCCGTTTATAATCATAGTTGCCAGCGGTCTTTGCACGTTTACTCAATGCAACAAGCTCTTTGAATATCAGGTCGTTTTCTCCGGTCATTGTGTGGCTCCATGTAAGTGTTGCTCTGCCCCTGGTGCTGGAGGGTGGCACTTGCGGCATATCGTCAGGCCGTGGATAGACAGCCAGTAGTCAACCCCTTTGCAGCATCGGCAAGAGCGCCACTGTGTGTCTGCCTGTGAAGGTATCGGTGTCAAGTGCCAGTTGTGCCAGATATGCCCCTCCAGATAGACTTCCGGCGGCTTTAGGTAACTGTCAGCGGTGGCGATTGCCTGAATATATCCCGCCAGTTTTAGAAGCATCTCTTCGGGCATGTCGATAATACTGCCGGGGCTCTGGATTTCTCCCCGGCGTTTGAATTGTTTAAGAACTTGGCATCTCATAGCGGCATCCCCTTAACAGTCAACGTCTGGCATTTCTTCGGGTGTCCATTCTTCAAAAAGGACGGGTGGTGCCTCATCTGGTAACTTGCTCATGATTTCTTCACCTTTGATCATGGACAAGTTGAGCAAGTTGAGCGGGTTACTATCATCATGTTGCTCATGTTGCTCAAGATGCTCTTGCTCATTCGTGACAGAATTTGAGCAAGTTACCTGCACATCTTCAATTGTGCCGATCAGCCAGGGTCTTTTTTTGGGTTGGCGTTCTTCCTCTGTTGGCAATCTCCATTTCCATCTACCGCCTTTTCCTGGTTCTTTGTAGTCGATCACCTTGAGGCTTTTTTTCGCACGTCTGACAGTAGCCCACGATACCGCTGCTACTTCGGCATCTTCCTTGACTATCTTCGACTCTACAGGGCCAAGGGATAAAACCTCGGTCAACCAGTCTACCGCTATGGTTAATTTGTTATCTGCTTTCATATTGTCTTCCGGCGCTGCCTGAGATAGCAGATCTCGACTGTGGCCTGTAATGTATTGCCCCCATAGCACCGTTGATGCTTTCATATCCGGATGACCTGCCAACGGCTCCATGCAGAGGTCATAACCGATACCATCCTCATCGGGTCCGATATTCGACTTGATACGGCAAAAGATACGTGAATGACCATGTTCAGGATCTGGGGCGTTGAGTTTTGACGCTCCCAGGACAACACGCGCCACTGCTGCGAATGCGATACTTCCGGAAATTAGGTCAAGAGGTGTGGAAGTGTTACCGCCAGATTTATTGAAATGCGATATACCGACAATGCAAGCGCCGGTATCGCGTCCAAGATCCACAAGCGGTTGTAACCCTCTACGTACTTCCGCGTTCTTATGTGAATCGCCGCCAATGGCGCTTACAACAGGGTCAATTATTACCAGCTTGGCATCTGGGACTGTCTTCATTTTTTCTGCCAGTAGCAGCATGTCTTGATCTGGATAGAAGGGCTTGCCATCACTGCCGGATATAAAATAGATCTTGGACATATCCGCGCCCATTGCAATCAACCTTGGAACGAGCGTATCCGAAATACCGTCTTCACCTGACCAGATAACGACGCTGCCCATTTCCGCTTCGGTTCCGTCTGGCAACCTGCCGCCAATGGTAATTACCGTTGCTATGGCCAGCATGACCGTAGTTTTTCCCGTTCCTGGTTGACCGGCAAAAATTACCAACTTTCCAAGAGGGAGCCATCCGTTCCAGGCCCAAGAAATATTCTCGGGCTGGACTGTGCAACCCTGAATAAATGTCACTTCACGGGCTATGTTTTTTTCTGCCGGTTTTACCATGGGTTTGACAGTTGCGACCCCTCCAGCGGCATCCTGTACAACCGGGGCTGCTGATTCAATCTGAAGGCGCACGGCATCAAGGTTTTTCATATCGTTAAAATCTGACAGTGGTTTACTCATTACATACCTCCTGAAAAGCAGGTATTGCCAGCAGACCATTAACGGCCTTTGCCGCTGCTGTACCCTTTGCCATTCCTACCGAGTCACTGTCGGCGGCGATAACAATCTTCATGTGAGGGAACTTCGCACGGATTACATGTGATACTGAAAGCAGGTTTCCAGCGTCGAAGGCGATTATCACGGCGTGTCCGGTGGCCTGGTGGATAGTCGCGCCGGTTGCGTATCCTTCGCAGATAATTATGGTTTTATCTTTGCTCGTGCCGATTTTGAGAAAATGGCCGGTTTTGACGGTACCTGTTTTGAATTTCTTGGAGCCTGAACCGGAGATGAACTGCAGACCATGCAGGACGCCTTCAATATCCATAACCGGGACCACAAGCAAGTCACCTGAAGATTGATATTTGATACCGAAAGGCCGGATACCCTTCGCCATGATATACGGATGACTTGCCGGGATCTCTTCACGCGCTACATTATCCCAAAGGTTCTTGGATTCCTTCCGGCACTGTAGTTGCGCTTCTTCAAGTTCTTTTTTCCCACAAGCGATACGAACAATGCGTTCGGTGCGATCCGCTGCCGTCATTGCCGTCGGGGTGTCATTGAACCAGAACAGAAGTTGCGTTCCATCAATGTTATTGAATACAATTCCGCCAGTATCATCGCTGAATAATTTGATACGTCCGGAAGTATTGCTGGAGCCTTTGCCGATCGCTGGGGCACGGTGCAGTTTGCCATCGGCGGCAACATCCTTGTGCTGGATACCGATCTGGTTACATGCTTCTTGAAGGGTCATAGTCCACCTCTCTGACGATGATCATGTATGGCCTGATCTACATACCGACTTGCGGAAATGAAGGATAAAACCGGAACTGAATGGTTTAGAGAGTATGCGCGGCGAGACTCAAACAGTTCCTCGGAAACCTCAAATTCGAAGTCAAGAATGTTGCCGTTGCGTGGTGACGGTATGCCGGTGAATCCCATGGCAAATTGGAATTTTGTTTCGTTGCGGTCGGTAATGGTGATCGTGGTCTGTGTCGGGGTCATGGCTCAGTCCTCCCTTACTGCGAAAGGCTTGCGACTCTCGGCTTCGCTGGTGGATTTAACCAGACGTGCGTTGAAATAAACATCAAGCTCGGTTGTGGGGTAGTAGACGCTCCCAGCCAGCTTGATGAAACGCGGCCCGTCTCCCTTCCATCTGGCACGTCTAAACCAGTGGACGGAAGGCCCGTAAATATCGGCGGCTTCTTGTTCTGTGAGATTCTTCTTGATGCTCTCACTAGCGATTATTGTTCTTGCTGCTATGTTAACCATGTGGAATCCTTTCGTAACGAGATTAACGGTCGCGACTCGTTACGAAGGATTTAGCAGATTACAAAATGTGCAAACAGATAGAACGGTTGTAGGGGTAGGAGGTGGGTAGGTTACAGCAAAGCCGCTATTTAAGCGGCTTTAGTAGGGGTGTAGGTTATTTTTATTTTCTCACTTTATTATTCGCTGACGGTAGGAGCGCCACCTGCTTTGTTGGGGTTGACAACCGTGGCTATTCGCTTAATTGCAGATTGTGAAAGGCCTTGTCCATCAAGTGCCTTCTGTAACTGCCCCTTGTGCCCCAGCTTGGGGTTTAATGTCCCACAGGTGCCATACAACTTGAGCCAAACTTCGACCGCTTTCGCTAACTCCGCTGCATAATGTTCATGGTTAGTGTCAAGGTATTGCGTGTTTAATCCTTTTTTGGCGGCATCTGCTCTTTCCTGTTCGAGAATAAGGGACATTTCACGACGGACAAACTCTGCCATATCGAATGGGTCAATACATCCATAGCGGTCTATGTTTTCCAATCCTGTTTGAAACTGGTCAAGGGAGCATGGAAAAGTTATTACAGGTTTGCTCAAATCTTTGTCGGGATGTTCGCATAAGATGGCTCTTTCACCCGATGGCATCTCATCAGGTGGTGAAACAATATAAACACCATCTTGCCTGACTGAAATGCAATACTTCCAATTCTCCGGGTCATCAATTCTGCAAAGTTTTATGAAATCAGCGTATCCCACTTGTACCATTTTATGTGCCTCCCATAGCGCCCTGTAGGTGAATCGCGGGAAACAGGGCCAGAATACCCCGCTTGTCAGTAGCGAACCTATCCAGCGAAAGTGGTAACCTATGCCGCAATACTGGTTTCAGGTTC